CGCTCCAACGGTGGCTCTGATGAAGCTCGCGCCATGATGATGTTTGGCGTGAAGCATCCTGCTGACCTCATGCACGTTAATACTTCCGACCCACGCTTTAAGAAGGTTCCACCCGAATTGAAGTTTTTGGTTCGTGAGCTGAAGAGAGCTGTGGACGTGAGCCGCTGGACTGCTCAGATGTTCCACGGTGCTCCGCAAGACAAAATCGGAACTGCTTCCGATCAAGACCGCGTCGGCAACGTCAAAGGCCTTCTTGACACATATTATGGCAAGACCGAACTGGCGCCACGTCTGAAAGCATTCGGATCAACTGTGGTCGGCGGCGGTGATGAGTGGGTTCCAACCCTGATGTCATCGAGTTATGTGGAAGAATTCGAACTCGACCGGGTGGTTGAGGATAAATTCCGCGAAATCCCTCTGGGATCTGCTCCCTACGATTTGCCTATCCAAACTAGCGTGACCAAGGCCCGCAAGATTGCTGAAAATACAGCTATCACCAATGCCAACTTTACCACTGGCAAGATTACCTTCTCGCCTACCAAACTTGGTGAATACTACGTTCTGCCAGAAGAGCTTAACGAAGATTCGGCACCAGCGATTTTTGACATTGCACGCTCTGAAGTTGTGCAGGCCCAGGCTCGCGCCGTGGAAGCTGCCATCCTCAATGGTGACTCTGATGGAACTCACATCGATAGTGATACCCAGGCTCTGGGCGCTGATGTTGCTGAGAAGATCTGGAACGGACTTCGCCGGGCTGGTATCGCCAACACTGCGAACGGTGGAACCACAGACTTCACCAACGCTGCCATCACCGAAGCGAACCTTCGCGTCATGCGCCAGCGCATGGGCAAGTTTGGTGTGAACCCTGGCCAGCTCATGTGGATCGTCTCTGCTGTCGGTCTGCAGCAAATGATGGCCTTGCCATCTGTGATCACCATCGACAAATACGGCCAGTTTGCAACTGTCGTAACTGGCGAAATCGGTCGCTACCAGGGCATCCCGATCATCACTTCGGAATATATGCGCTCTGATCTGAACGCGACTGGCGTTTATGATGGCGTGACCACCAACCGCACGGCTTTGCTCTTGGTCAACACAACCCGCTATTATGTCGGTATGCGTCGACCAATCCGCGTCCGCGTGATGGAAGATCTGCCAAACCAAGATCGCTGGTTGATGGCTTCTTATCAGCGTAAAGACTTCCAGGGACACGCTCAAAGCGCTACCGAAGTCTCTGTGTCTTACGGTTACAACGTCGCTGTGTAATAGAATTTCCTCCAATGTTGCAAATGCGGGGCGGTTTTTCGAAACTTCCCCGCAACTAACTTTTAGAGCATCAAATGGCCGAGGAAATTCTACGGCTAGGATTATACGAGTCGAAAGCGATCTTACCCTTGATTTCAAGGGGTCCTGGAACATTTACGCAAAAGATGTTCACCGAAGGAAACTCGATTCTTTCGACTGTATTTGTCCAAAGCCTTGATGTTGGCGCTTCTGTTTCGGTCAAGTATTACGATTTCACGACTGGCGGCGATGTTGGAGAGTCATACCTTCTGCAATCGCATGAGACGATTGTTAGCAGCCTGACTGATGATCGCCAGCTTGTCACGAAGATGCATAATAAGCCCTATGTGGTGGCTACTGTAACGGGTGGAAACGCTATATTTGGCGTTTATGTTACGGTGGTGGTCTCACAGGCTTCTGATATTGATTCGGCTCTGAAAAAAGAGAACCAATCGGTTGACCTTGTCACAGACAAGGGAATGCCGATCATGGTTTACGATACCACAACTGGCGTCTGGCGATTCGCTCGCGGTGAAGCGGGGATTCAAGATGTTCGAGTTGTTGGCAACGTATCGATAGGCGACCCAGGGACACCTGTTTTTGTGGATTCAGCCGGAGTTACAACGCCGGGTAGTCAGCAGACTCTTGCAAGCTATACGGTTCCGGCCACCAAGATTCTCAGCCTTTTGTCTGCGCAGGTCATATGCAGGCAGGAGTCAACTTTCGAGGTTTTAGCCGATTCCGTAGTCATTGGATCGGGGAGAACTGGCCCAGCTTCGCCAAATGTTAATTTTAGCTACCGTGTCGCTCGCCAGCTGGTAGCTGGTACACTGGTAGAGGTAAAAGCAACGGCCCGTAGTGGGTCGGGATCTGCTGACATTGAGTGCTATATTCAAGGTACTCTTTCAATTTAAGGCGAGGTGATTCATGGCTGACATTCGCGAAAGTTTTGCAACTCTTGAGGACAGCGGTACAAGTGAAGGTAAAGCCCTAGCGGCTCGCGTCGAAGGTGATGCGGCGGCGGCCCAGAATGGTTCCATCGGCTTTAGCTTCAAGGATTCGACTGGTAACGTCATTTTGCCAGCCCTTGATGCGACTGGTAATATCCAAACCGTTATCGATCACAAAGACCTCGAAGGTGATGCCAGCGCTGGCAAGGAAGGTCTCGTTGCCTTCACATACAAGGACTCCACTGGGGACCTTGTTTTGCCGACTTTGGATGCCGCTGGCAACGTGAAAGTTGTTATCGACCATAAGGATTTGGAAGGCGATGCTGCAGCCGGTAAAGAGGGTTTGGTGGCGTTTGCCTTCAAAGACTCTACAGGTGACTTGGTCCTTCCTCAGCTTACTTCAGCCGGTGCAATTCCAGTAACAGCGGCCACGACTGCCACACGTAAGAAGAGTACAGCCGGCGAACTCGCTGCAGGTTCCTCTTCACTCGCAAACGTGACCGGAGCTTCCATCACCTTGACAGTGAACAAAGTTTATTACGGTATTACGGCTGTGGTCAGCTCGCGCCGTGATTCACTTTTCCAACTTGTTCAAGTCAATGATGCAACCTCAACTGTTTTGGCCGAATGTATTGTCGGAGCTGGTCAGTACACATTCGAAATGCTGTGGCCTGACATGGAAATCACAGCGGGAGCGACTGGAACACAGACTCTCAAGATTATGGCTAAGAACTTCGAAGCTCAATCATCGTTGAGAGCGACTTTGACTGTTAACGAAATCATCTAAGTTTGATCATAGCGGGGGAAACCCCGCTTTTTGAGGTTTCAATGGTCGATCTACAACCGGAATTTGAAGTAACCGATGCGATTAACAACGGCCAAAAGGTTATGGCAAATTCGAGCCCTGTTGTTATCGCGTCTGATCAATCAACTATCCCGGTTTCAGCTGCTTCCCTTCCGCTTCCTACAGGTGCTGCTACAGCGGCAAATCAGGCTACAGAAATAGCGTCGCTTGCAAGTATAGATGCCGGAATTCCAGCAGCTCTCGGTCAAACTTTAATGGCCGCATCGATGCCTGTAACGATCGCATCGAATCAGACGGCTGTTCCCATATCGGCGGCTTCACTTCCACTTCCGACCGGAGCAGCGACAGAGGCAACGCTTGCGACAAGGCTAGCCGAGGCCACGTTCACAGCGAGAATCAACACGCTTGGCCAGAAAACAATGGCTGCGTCAACTCCTGTCACATTAGCTTCTGATCAAAGCACTCTTCCAATATCTGCAGCTTCGCTTCCCTTACCTACGGGAGCAGCTACGGCTGCATTGCAAACAACTGGAAATGCAAGCTTGGCATCCATCGATGCTGGTATCCCTACAGCTCTGGGACAGACAACCATGGCTAACTCGATGCCAGTTGTGTTTGCCACCGATCAAACTCCAATCCTTGTCACAGCAAGCAGCAACTCTGATTTTACTTTTGGTGATGTTACTTTGACAGCGATTGCTCTGGCAGTCGTAAGGCGAACAGCATATACAGAACAAACTTCGAATGCTCAGAGGTCTATTGTTTCAGCAAGTGCTTCGGACGCTGCAGCTGGTACAGGAGCAAGAACTGTTCGGATTACCTATTATACTGCTACATTTACTGGTCCATTTACCGAAACTTTAACGCTTAATGGTACGACCCCTGTTAATACCGTTGCTAGTAATATTTGTTACATCGAATCTATGGAAGTTCTTACTGTTGGATCTGGACTCACAAATGCCGGTATCATTTCCCTAAAGGCAGCTACAGCTGGCGGCGGTGTAACCATAGGAACCATTGCAGCATCGAACGGACAAACGTTTTGGGCCCATCATTATGTTGCAACTGGAAAAGTTTGTAACGTGACTGGAATTTCAGTCTCTCACAACGGTACTACGGTTGGTTCTGGTGGTGTTTTTATCCTTCGCGCTCAAACTTTAGGTGTTACCGATGCAGCTGATATTCAAGTTTCGGACTTTGTCCGACTCTATGGACAGGCATCAACATTTGCCCGTGATTATACTTCCGCAATCAAGATTCCAGGACCTTCAAGGATTGCGATGTGGGTAACTCCAGAAACAGCAAGTAGTACAATTTATCGTGCAGCAATTGATTTCTTTGAGCCATAAGAGAGAGCCATGGAACTAAGTTGGACAGATTTTAAAGCTTTTGTGGTTTCTCGCGGCCTATCCATTCAATGGGTTGTGGCTGGCTCAAACTATTTTATGAAAGCATTTGATAACATCTTTTCCTTTGAATGCTTGATTCCAATCGATCCTTCACTTTCTTCTGAAACTGTAGATTTTGAAACCAACTTTAAAGCAGCTGGAAATGTCAAACCACTGCAAACTATCTCAGTACAAAGTGCTCCACCTTTTGGGGCAAAGTCTCAGATTATTAATGGAGTTACTAAGAAATTCTTTGCAAGAAATACTGGACTTCAGCAAGATCTGACTGTTGGATCAAATGAAATAACTTATACAATAAGTTACCCGTGGGTGAAGGTTATTGCGATTGAGGTGATAGGCTCAGAATCCTTGGATACAGCTGAGTTAAGGGTTTATGATAATCCAATTGGAACTTATTCAGGTGTACCTAATGCTCTTCTCAATCAGTTTGGTTATACTCTAAATTTAGCCAAAGATTTTTATGCAAGAAATAGCCCTTATGATGCTGACCTTTATCAGTCTATGATTTTGAAACTTACTTATGTTTCAGTATCAGCGAAAAGAATCGGTGTTAACGTCATATTAAACGAGGTGAAATCTTGAGCTTTAGGACTTCGATACTAAACTTACTTCTGCCAGTGTCGAAGCTGATTGCTAAAATTCATGCTCCATTTTCTCATAAAAAGATCTGGGCCAGACATGTTGAGGCAGCCCGTCCGCATATTAAACCGGGCGCTGTTTTCGTGACATTGGTCGAAGGTGAACTAGCTAACGCATTTATCCCTGGGGAAGTGTCCCATGCGGCTATTGCATCGATTGAAAAAGACTTTGTTGTCGAGGCAAGAACGAGTGGAGTAACCAAGACCAATATCATCGACTTCATGATGAGCAAAGATAGGGTGGTTATCCTATATCCGACCTTCACCAATGAGCTTGGGATGGAATGCGCTGCAGAGCTTTGCGAAGTGATGATAGGCCGATCCTATGATTTTTACTTTGATCCAGACAACAAGGCTTTTTATTGCTCTGAGCTGATCGAATTCGGATACAGAAAGTTTGACGCTTGGACCAAAAGGAAAAGCCTCGGCGTCTATACGGTTCTTCCCCAGGACTTCCTGGACTCCGCAAAATCCCATATTCCTAAATGGGTCATTGTCTGGGATAGTCAAAAGGTTCTATAAATAAAGAACACAGAATCGCTGTGATATCTTTCGAAAGGATTTAAAAATGATACTCGAATCTATCTTAAAAGCTGATTTCATCCCGATGGTTAAAAAGCCAAAGTTTTGGATTGCGCCAAAGACTTTGAAAGAATTTGATCAAATCGAAATCGATGATGCCACTGGTCATCAGGTCCTTGCCACATATCCAGGAGCTTTCCGGGTTGTATCTTATGGCAATGATAGGCCAGCACCAGTTCAGCCTGAGCCAGTCAAAAGAGGCAGAAAGCCGACTGAGCAAAAAGTGATCAGCACCGAACACATGGACACCAAAGACTATTCAGATATACTTCCCGAAGTCACAGTATAGCGATTTTCTGTAATTTATCCTGGCCCCTATTTGGGGCTGGGAATTGCTTTTAGGGGAATCTTATGGCTCTTGCAACTCTTGCCGATGTAAAGCAGCAGCTTGATATTCCTCCAAGCGATACCAAGCAAGACAGCAGACTGACCCTTTATATCAATGCCGCGACTCAGGCGATCGAGACTTATTGCGGTCGGTCTTTCGATGTTGCCACTCGAACGGAATACCATGACGGGGATCTCAGCAATGCGATCTTATCCCAGGAGTGGCCTATCATCAGTATCACTGAGCTTTGGGTCGATCCCACTCGAAGCTTTACTGATACCACCTACCAGCTGACAGCTCCTGATTATATCATCCAGGGTGAAAGTAGAATCACCTTTACCAATCTGATCACGCCACGGGTATCGGGTAGCATCAAGCTCGTTTACTCAGCTGGTTATGCTAGCGTTCCCCCAGATCTGAATCTTGCCTGCATTTGGCTTGTCGAGTGGTTCCAGTATCATCGCAATCGCCAGGATATGGGACGCACGAATGCTAGTAAGGGCGATGAGAGCATCGGTATTCTTGCCGAAGCTCCCAAGATGATTTTGCAGCTCGTGAACCCCTACCGAAACAATCGAAGCGGGCCAGATTATTCCATGATGAGGCGCGTATGAGCAGCTATGGGATGGTAATTGCCAGACTCGAAAAGCT